CACTTTTTCCTCTTAATGAATCTTGCCAAATCCAACTATCAGTAGCATCACGATTTTTTATCCAAACTGAACCACTTATACCTTTTGCAGTCTCTGGCAAGTTGTCTTGATTTAATTTTTTATAACCAGTAGGTGGAGTGTAAGTAAAACTTTTTTGACCAAAATTAGCTGTCATTGTTCCATAAGTGCTACTAGAACGATAACCAGTATGATGAAAACCAACTCTGTTACTACCTATTGTTCCTTCAATACCTAACCCCCCAGTTTCATTGTCAGGGTCTGCACTACCTTGCCAAGTACCATTTTTACTAAAATATATTTTATTATTTTTTACAAATATACCAATAATGTCTGGTGTACTAGTATTACCCCAAGTTGAACCCCAACTAGCAATATCTGTTCTTGTACCTGCTGAGTTAGTAAATCTTACTCTACCATCTTCATAATATTGAACTTGATTATTAACATTACCATAACTAGCACTTGGAACTGCAACTTTTTGATATTCTGCTGTAATACCAACCACATTAAAATTAGAACCCACACTTGATGTTGAATTGACAGTATACTCAGCATAATATCCATTTGAATCACTTGGGTCAAATGATAAAGTTGTTTGACTTTTTCCGTGTTGTGCTTGACCACCACTTGCTTCTGATTTAAGATTACCCTCACTCATAGCCATTGCATAAGATGTTTGAAAACCACCAAGTCCTGTTGCAAAATTTTGGGTAGGACTATCGGTGGTCTGGTTTGTAGTGGACATTCCTGTAGCAGTCAGGTCATTTCCTTTACCACTTGTATCATCTCCAAGTGCTGAACTATCTTGGAACTTACATCTAAATCCATTTGTGCCATATTGGTCTTGAGTATTAGCTGTCCAGCCCATAGCCGAATGATTTGTACAGTAGTAATATAATGTTGGTGCACCTGTAGCAACTGTGATTTCAGTATAAGCACCTGAAGAACCTGGAGTTCCTACTGTTGTTACACCTGTTGTATATTCTGTTCCACCTCCATGTGTGCCATTTGCAGTCGTAGAAAATCTTAATGGGTGTCCAGAATTAGAACTATCACTTTGGTCAAACTTATAAGTTGCACCTTCTATTAAAGTTAAAGTTACATCTGCTGTAGCTGTTGAACCATCAATAGCATATTTATTTGTAGAACCAACATTATGATAAGGATGATTTGAAGGATTTCCTCCAACAACAGTTACAGTATATGTGGTTGTAGTTGTAGGAAAAGGTTCAACAGTTTTTGGAATCCAACGACCAGTTGAGGTATCAGTAATACCAAAGGATGCTGGTAGTAGTGCTTGTCCATCTATCATATTCATTTCTGCAAGATAACCAATTCCTCTAACAATACTTGCATTATTTGTATTCCCAAAAGTATTTTCATAGGTTGTTTGGTTCATCCATCCAGTTCTATTTAATGCTGATTGTGATTCAGTAGCAAAATCAGTTATTCTTTCTCCATCAACATAAATTTTTATTCTATCAGCTTGTGTTGAATCAGTAGTATCTCTAGCCACCATAATATGATACCACTTGCTGGTGTCTTCAAAAGTTCTGTTTGTGACATAATTCCAATCATACGAACCTGGAGCACTTTTAATACAATAATAATTTAATTGATTACTGGTATTAAACTCTAAAGCTTCACCAACGGAGGCATAATCATTTGCAATAAAAATTTGTCTAATTGTGCTTCCAAATTCACTTCTTTTTATCCAAACTGAAAAAGTAAGTGTAGTACCACTACCATTTGAACTTGGTGTCCTTCCAAGTCTTCGTTGTGCAACTGGTTGAATTAAACAACTATTAGCTACAGTTGCTTGGTCAGTAAAAGGTACGAAATTTCCGACCTTTTGTCCAGCTCCATTACCTTCGTAGATTATCGGAAAGAAATGTTCTTCGCCATTTGGTATTGTTGGTGCTGCCATATTAACTCCCTAAATTCTTTGTGCACAAAGCCTTAAATCCACTTGGTACACTATATTTAAAGTTACCTATCCCACTTGCATCACTATTCCCACCAGCACTAGTAGCACCAGCAAATGTACTATCTTGTCCAAAGTTATATGTAAGAATACTATGTGCACTTATTTGATATCCTTGATTTATTGGTGTGTAACTATCAGATGCAATATATGTTGAACTCCAAGTTTCATTTGTACCACCAGCAGGGTCTCCAGAACCAACATAAGTTCCATTATAACCAAGCCACATTTTTTTATTATCCATATCTAAAGCAAACTGCCATATACCTCCTGGAGCACCAGCTTGTCCTGTTGCTATTGCAGAACCACCTTGACCTTGTCTATATTGGTCATTTGTACCACTTGAATTAGGTTGAATACCATTAAAGTTTAGGGCATAAATTGATGTGCTACCACTACCAGCTAAAGCATGTAACTGTTCCGTATCTAAAATACCCCATATTGTATATGAATCGCCACTATTCCAATAGCTTTCCCAATACCATTTACCTGATGTCATAGACATACTTGCACCAGCACCCACATACCAACTCTTATTTGTATTCATATCTAATTTTAAATTTCCCTCTGAAAATTCAAAATCTGAATCATTTGTCATTACTGGATTAAAAGTTGCAAAATTATTCGTAGGTGAGTCACTAACTTGGTCATGTGCTGCAAGTCCACTTGTCGTGTAGTCATTGCCTTGACCTGATTCATCATCTCCTAAATCAGAGCTATCTCTGCCATCAATTTTAAATCCATTTGTTCCATAACTGCCAGTGTACTCTTTAGGTATCCAGATTCCTGAATCATTAAACTCGCCAAAGAAACTAGGGTCATAAGCATAGCCATCTAATAAATGCATTTCTGCCATATACCCATCAAAATGATAATAGTTACCATAAAATTCACCAATGGTTTGTAGATTAGTAGAATTGATATATGTTTCATAGTTTAAAGAGGGTTGTTGATTTTGAGTTAAATCTGTTATTCTTGAACCATTTACATAAAGTCTTATTCGTTCATTAGAAACAGCATTTGTTGTGTCAACACTTACTACAAAATGATACCAAGCTGATGGGTCACGAAACTTTTGTGTACCATAGACCCAAAATTTTAAAACATTACCATTATATTCATAAACTCTAAAAGTATTGTCAGTGCTATGATTTGTGCTATCAAAATAAATTAAAAAATAATTTGTAGTATTGATATATGAACCAAATACCACTTGGTCTGTACTTAAAGCACCTCGTTTTATCCAAGTGCTAAAAGTAAAAGTTCTTCTATTACCTGCACTTGATGGTGTTCTTGTCATCTTAGGATAATCGCTAGCATTAAACCTAATTGATTGGTCTATTTTATATGTGCTGTCACTACTTTGTGCACCTGCACCTGCTAATAAATTATTATTAAATACTGCCATTAAGCCTTCCTAAGTTTTGTTTTTCTTTTTTGTTGTTCAATAAATCTTCTATAAACTAATGCTGCCTTATTTTTACCTGCAGCTTTTGCTCTTTGTTCCATTGCAATTGCTGCCTGTGTTTTATGATTATGTTTACGAGTAGAGTTTTTTATTTTTCTTACTGACCTTTGTGCATCTGCTACTGTTGCAAACTTCAAACCATGTATCGTGCCTTTAGGGTCTTCATCTGTATACAAGTCTGAATGTTTTTTACTTTTAGCAGGTTGACCTTTTTTTCTAGGTATTCTTCTAACCACTAAGCTGTACTCACATTTAATGTAGCAACTGCATGAATATTTGTTGATGTAAATGTAATATAATCAATCCTATCTGCTGCACTTGCACCTGTTGATAATGTAGGAGCAGTACCACCAGGAAATTTATAATTACTTCCAAATGATAAAGTTCTACTTCCTGTTCCATCCTGTATTACAAATATACTTCCTGTTTGTCCAGGAACACAATTTGTAGGATTATCTATTGTTCTATTACCTGCTAACTGTACTGCAAAGTTTTGACCTGAATTAAAATCTACTGATATATTTGTACCATCAGTTAAACTTACAATATCAGCTACTGCAGCTTTTGCAATTCTTAAATCTTTTCCTAATAGTGCATCTACATCTACACCTACTCCACTACATATAACATCAGTTGCTGAAAGTATTCCAGTCATTGCTCCACCTGCTTTAGGTAATTGATTACCTATACTTGTAGCTAAAGCTGCTGAAGTTGCAACTATTCTTGCAAGATTTACTGAAGCTAATACTGATACTGCAGCAATATTAGTATTTGAATTACCTATGGAAGTTGCCATAGTTGATGAAACATTTGCAATACTTGTTGCAAGAGTTGATGAAACATTTCCTACAACTGTATTAATTGAAGTAATAGCATCTAAATTTGTTTTTGTAAGTACAGACACTGCACCTATAACTGTATTTGCTGAAGTAATAGCTGCTACGTTTGTTGCAATGTCAGCTTTATTTACTGAAGTTAAAACTGAAACTGCAGCTATATTAGTATTACTATTACCTATGCTTGTAGCTAATGCTGCTGAAGTTGTTGCTAATGCAGTATTAGTATTACCTATACTTGTAGCTAATGCTGCTGAAACTGCAGCTAATGCTGCACTTGTGGCAATAGAGTCTCCAACAATAGCATTAATAGAAGTAATTGCTGCTGTGTTTACTGATACTAATGCTGATACTGCTGCTACATTTGAAGCAGTTGGTACTGCAGTTCCACCTACAAATACATTTGTTGATGCATAAATATTTGCTGCTGATACATTACCTGTAAAGACTGCTGAAGTTCCACTTACTGGAACTGAAAAAGTTATTGCTCCTTGTGGAACAATTAAACCTGTTGAAACTGATACTGTACCTAAAGATTGATTAGGATTAACATTTATAGTACCACTCGTATTTACAGTTGTTGAAGTAACACCATTAACAGTTGCATTAAGTCCTGTCCCTGCAACCACTGCATTTACTGTGCCACCTTCAGCAGAAGGAACATTTGTTAAACCTGAACCATCACCTACAAAAAATCCTGCTGATACTGTACTTACAATTGTTGCATTGGCTGCATTTAATTGTGCTGCACTTACTGTTGCTCCTCTTATATCTACTGCACTTACAATTGAAGAAGTAATAGTTTTTGATACATCTAATGTTGTAGCTGAAACTACTGAAGCACCAAAGCTTTGAAGATTACTTATTGTACTTGTTAAGGCAATACCTGTATTACTTGCAACTCCATCATTACTGGTAATATTAATACCATTACCTGCAGAAAAACTTCTTTTATAAACATTAGTTCCTGATACGACTACATAACCTTCACCACCTGAAATATCTGCAGTTGCATTTAAAGATGATACAGTTGCAGTAAGGTTTACTCCACCTATTGCAAAAGTACCATTAACATTTAATGTAGAGTTTGAAAGTTGTAAAGGTGAGTCAACATTGTCACCTGACTGAATAGTCTGTAGAGATGAGGTTATCCCTGCATTATCAGAAGACTTAACTTGCATAAGTCTTTTATATGTATTAGAAATCTTTGTTCCAGTTAAATCAGGCATTATTTTTACTCACTATATTCCAAAAATTTGTTGTTGCTTCCCAATTAGTTTCTTGATTATTCCAACTTGTGAAAGATTCACTTTTAGGTGGTCTAGGGTCTTTAATTGTTTCATCATCTTTTACATCTGGAGCTTTATTTTGTGGATGATTTTTTTCATCAAAAGCTCCATCAAAATCTGTAGGGCAAACTAATAAACCAAAACTATTTTTTTTCATTACATTATGAGGATATACAAATCCACATATGTCACATACTGCTTTAGCTCGTTTACCTACTGCCATTATATTGAACCAATCTTAGGTGTAATATATAAAGATGCTCTTTCTTTATCTTCAGTCATTGCAAAACCAAGTCTTTCTTCATATTCTCTTTTTAAAAAAGTTGCTCTTGCTTCAGATATACCTGGTCTTTTTAATGACATATAATAAGCTAAACCAGTTGTTAGTGCAGGTAAAAATCTTCTTGGCATATCTGCATTTTGTACTGCAGATTTATCTACATCCTGCATATAATCAATCTTTTCAATTTTTAATTTATCAGTATTTACATCTGGTACTGACCACATAAATAATTGTACATTATCACTAAATCTTTTAATAGCATATTGTGAGGGTCTACCTGTTTGTCCTTTATTAGGTATCTTTAAATATTCTTCATAAGATATACGTGTCATTTCTAAATCTGTATTATCTCTATTAACCACCACTTGCATTACGTCACTTACATGACTACCTAAACTTACTTGAGATGTACTAGCAGCTACACTTACAGTTGTTGTATTTGTTGTCCATAAACAAACACCTCTATTCTGCCAGTCACTTAATATTAAATTAATTGACCTTCTTGCACTTCTAGGTTCTTCACCAAGAGTTACCTCACCACCAATCATCTCAGTAGCTTCTTGAATAACATCACCTATTTCTAAATTAAAATTATATGAACCTGAAGGATTATAAGACATTTAAACTCTCATTACTTTACCACCACCACGTAGTGCTTTACCCATACCTCTTAGTTTACCATTTCCTCTTCTAGGTGTAGGTAAACTTTCAATAACCTTACCTTTTCTAGAACCACCTTTATTACCACCTGTAGTTCTAGGTCCTTCTATAAATATATCTCTAGGGTCAATTGGTTGCTGTCTTTTTTTTGGTTTTTGGTCAACTTTTAATTTTTTAGTTTCTTTAAATCCTCTACGTTTTTTAATCTCACCCTTTTTTTTATAATCAAGTGGACCACCAGATTTTTTATTAAGAGATTTATTAATTTTTTCTAATTCTTCAGGACTAAAATCTGCCATACCTCTAACACCTGGTGGAAGTTTTTTCTTTCTTTTATCTAAAGTATTTTTCATTTTTGAAGTTTCTTTTTGTAAACTTTTAATTGAACCAAAATCTCTTTTTAATCCTCTTTCCTCTAACTTCTCAGCTTCAGTTAGATTTTTTTTTCTATTTAATTCCATTAATCTTTTTTTAGTTCTTTCTTTTTTAGCAAATTCTTTACTTAATTTTTTAGTAGAAGCTGTCATTGAAGCTGCTTTTTTACTAGGTAGTCCAGTAAATCTTGGTAAACCTTTTGTATTACTACTTTGAGATGTAAAATCTTTTGGACCTAAAACATTTTTTAAAGCATCAGATTCTCTACTTCCAGATTTAATACCTGGCATTGAACCTGGTTTCATTTTTTTTAGTTCAGCTATAACTGCAGGGTCTTTTTTTGCAGTTACAATTGACTCTTTTTCAAGTTTATCTTTTTTCTTTTTAAGTTTATTAACCTTTTTAGAAGCAGCTTTAAACATTGCCTCTGTAACTTTACCTACACCTTTTATAAACATATAGTTACCCTTTCCTTGCTGCACCATAGCCACGATAGCTACGATTAGATTTAAGTCTACCACCACCTGATTTTTTTAAAGTATTTTTCATTATATTTTTATCTATAGTTTCTTGAGGAACTTCAAATAAATTTAAATCCATAGCTTTATTTTTAGTCATTTGTTGTTCAGGTGGAACTCTATTAACCATTGTAGTTTCTTTACCCTTACCTCTTAAAGTATCACTTACATCAATAGGTGGCTTTCTTTCTCTTAATTTTTTTCTCATACTATTAATAAGTTTTTGTTTAGAAGACATATCTTTTGTAAAAACTTCTTTTAGTTTCTTTTTTATCTCACCTACTTTTTTACCTGCAAACTCAGGAATATCTTTAACTTGTTCAACAACTTTTTTTTGTTGTTCCATAGTTAAGTCTTTAAATTTTTTAAGTAAAGCTTTTTTCATTATATTCCCCCTTTGTTTAGTGAACCACCCATATATTTTTTTATAGACTTTTCATTTTCTTTTTCTTTACGTTTCATTTCTTTTAATTCTTCATCAGTAAATAAAGTTGCTGAACCTGCTTTTTTAGGCATGACAGCTTCAAAAGCAACTGCTGCAGGACTAAATAAACCTTTACCTAAACCTTTTAAAACTTTTTTAACTTTACTTTTTTTCTTTACACCAGGTTTCATTATTTGTTGTGGTATTGAACTTCTACTAATAACCATTAATTACTCCCATCTACGACTGTATTATCTGCTCCTGCAGGACTTGCAGGTCTTGTCATATCGTCACGTCTAAATCTTCTGGCTCTGTTTCTAACAATTGAAATAGCTGATTGATACTTTTGTTCAAATGTAGGAACAGCTTGAAAATTTTTCATAAAGATATATGATTCAACTAAACATGCATTAAACAATGCGTTATAACAAAAATCTGTAAAGTAATTACTAGGTGAAGCTGACGTTAAAGTTGTAGGTCTTGATATATGTACTATCTCACCATTACTTGTTGATGAAGGTGTAGGTGCTACTAATATAGTTGTATTATCTTTATGTGCATAATATTTTGGCTCACCTGTTGAAGCTGACACGTTCCAATAATCTCTTAAATACTCATCAGTTTTTAAAAGTATACTTGTTTTTGCTCCATTAATATCAACATTAAAGTTCTTTACAATTCTTGTACCTGTTGGTAGAGTAACTATATTGTTGCCTTGTGAAACTGCTACTGAAGTATATGTTACTAAACCATAATCATCTAACTCATCTGTTAATCTTTCCTCTGCTCTATTAACAATATTAGGTAATTGAGTTAGAAACTCTGCTGAGTCATTTTCAGTTGTATTTATAATCTCTGTTGTTAAAGTTGTAAAATCTGCCATTTAACATTTCCATCTTCTACGTGCTGCACATATTCTTTTTTTTGGAGTTTTCTTACAATTAATATTATGCATCCTAGCCTGTCCTGCACTTCTAGCACAAAAAGACTTTCTACGTTTAGCAGCCTTGCTACCTTTTTTTACATTACCTGTAACTGCAGTTTTTAATTTAGAACCTGGATTTGCTCTACGATATGCAGCTACTCCTTTTGCAGTCATTCCTGCACCCTTGCTAGTAGGTAAAAAATTACCTGACTTAACACTTGTTTTAATTCCCATTCCTTTAGATTTTTTCTTAGCTTTTCTAGCCATTTATCTATCCAAAGTAAATTGTAGCATATACACTAACACTTGCACTTACTACAACACCAGTTTCACATCTAACACCTTCATCTGCTAGATAGGTGTCTAATGTACCATCTGCTGGCATATTAATTTTAATTCTTGATTTAGTGGCTCCTGTTGTTAAGCCATCTTTTATTTCAAATGTACCTACTGCATTTTTTGAATTTAAAACATTAAAACCTCTAATTCTTGTTGGAAAACCAACTGCAACTGCTGTTAAGTCTCCTGATGAAGTTGTTACATGTCTTACTGTACTTAAATTAGTCATTCTTATTCCCTATATAAAATATAAAGGGTCTCATGAGAGACCCCTTATAAATGTTTATCTATGCTCCTTGTGAACCATAGTAACTTCTCCAATCAGAAACACCAAAAGAATATCTTTCTCTTGATTTAAATCTGACGTTACCTGTATCAAAGTCTGGTTCCATTTTAGTTTGTAGAGGAACTCTTACAAACATTTTGGCACCATTAGGTATATCAGTTTTTAGGTAGTAATCATTGGAATTTGTAAATCTTCTATTTACATAATATCCATCAGGAATTACTCCCATGTTTCTAATTGCATTAATGTCGTTGTGGTTAGACCCTGGTTTACCTGGAGAGGCTAGTAGTCTCTCTGCAGTAAATTTAAGGTCAGTTGGAATATGTAAAGATACAGCTTGTGTACCAGTTAAGATACCTCTGTCATCTTTAGTTCCATCAATAGTAATCAACGCAGCCTCTAAAGCTGATTCTGATAAATCAGCAGCAGCGAGTATATTACTTTGTGTTCCACCACCAACAACTGGATGTGAAGCAGAGAAGAAAGCTTGTCCATCTCCAATTGCACTATCACCTGCTGTAAATCCATTATTAAAAATGGCAGCAGCTTTCACTTGTTTAGTATTAGCCATTGCACGAGCTAAAGCACGAGCACGAACTTTTGCGAAAGTGTCGTACAAGTTGTCTTCCATTGCTTCTTCAGTAATTGAAAAAGCTAAAGCAACTGTTTCGTGATTATATCTAGCTGTGAATGATTCTTGTGCTTCATCAAAAGAAACAGCAGCACCTTCAGATTTTACTGGAGCTGTGCCAAATCCTGTGAATAACACTTCTTCTTCAAAAGACCTATCTGAATTTTCTGTATCAAATAGGGGTGTATGCTCATCATTAACTTCACCATACTCAACACCAAAGACAGCATTAAGTCCTGGAAGAAGTTGTTTTGCAATACTTGCTCTATT